GTGGTGCCGATGTTTGCGGCCTTGTCAGACTCAGCCGCCTGCATGGCACCGTCCACGATCTCTTTCAGCGCCCGCTTGTCGGTGGGATCGGTGATGGCTGCCCGCTCAGCGAGGTCGGGGCGCTTGCCTAGACCTATGGCCGTCATGCGTTGCATCCACTGCATCAGCCCTTCCTTGCTGTCGAGGGCTTTGGACAGCGTGCTGACGCGCACGTATGGCTCGGCTTTGCCACCGTCGGGTGGTGGGATCAGCGGGCGGCCCCAACGGTCGCGCTTAGGTTCGGGCGCGTCGATGGGCGCAAACGTGATTTCAGCGGTCATTTCTCATTTCCTTTGTTCGCAGGTGTTGGATGAAGGCGTGGACAACCGCATCAGGCCAGCGGTCAATGTCGGGGACGCTGTAGCGGTGGGCAATGACGGCGCGGGGATCGGTCATGGCGTCGCCTCCCACAACGTGCGCTCGCTTGTCATGTAACGGGCGTCATCGCGTGGACGGCTAACGCTGTTCCAGCCCTTGCGCGCTGGTCGCTGTGCTATCACCCGCCATCCAGCTGCACGCAGACTTGCGCCAGACTCGTCGGCCTGGGTGTACGTAATGACGCGGGTGTACCCGAGCGCAAAGGCAGCACGGGTCAACGCGCCATAGATCATTGAGTTGGCGTTCTTGTGGCCATCGGTGGCGACTCGATGCACTTCTAGCGTTACGCCGTCGTCATAGTGGCGTGCAACGGGTCGCCCTGCCATACCGACGCCCACTAGCTCGCCTTCATCATTGGCGACACCGACGCGCACAACATCACCGCGGGGGGCTGTGTTGTGCCGATGCCAGCGGGTGACACATTCACGCGCCATGCGCTGCGACAACGGAACAAGATGCAAGGTCACACCGGATCACCCCAGCCCGCCTCACGCAGGATCTGCACGAACGCGCCTAAGCGGATGACCACCGGCCAGTCCTCCACCGACGCTGGGCCTTGGCCGTCGAGGCGCAGCACCGCGAACGGCAGCAGCGTTGGCTCGCTGCGTTCGGCTTGCTGACGCATGGCGGCGGCGGGGTTGAAGCCGCGCCTGGCTTTCACCTCAATGTCTAGGCCGGGGCAGCCGGTGACATCTGTGCCTTCCCGGCCAGCGCCCACCGGCTCGGCGTAGGGGAAGCCATGCGCGGCCAAGTAGTCGGCAACGATGCGTTGGCTGGCGTAGCCACGGTGCTTGCGGTGTTGTGTCATGCGACACCGCCCAGCAAGTGCAACGCCAAGGCAGCCTGCTGCGGCACCACGCCGTTGCCGAGCATTTTTAGTTCTTGCGATGTGCTCAAGCCGTGGCCGGTGACCCAGCCCTCAGGCAGGCCCATCATCCATTCAACGAAGGCAGGGTTTAGGCGGTCGCGCTCTGCTCGCTGAACAGTTGGGCTTGGTGCGGCTCGTCCGATGACGGACTGCCAGCGGTCAATGGCGGGGGCGTATTGACCCCAACGCGCAACGCTTCCTGTTCCAGGCTCTTGCCGTGCGGTGCTGGCCTGCCGTCGGCTGCCCTCTGGCGGGCTGCCCACTCGTCCCAGGCTTGCGGGTCTTTCCCCGCCCCCATGTCGTTCACCGCTGGGGTTGGCAGCAAGGCTCCTGCAAGGTTGGTTGAGCCTTTGCTGCCTGAGGGTCTCTTGCTGGTGGCTTCGGGGCCACCATGCGCCGACTTGGGAGTTGGCAGCAATGAAGAGTCTCGCTCGACTGTGGGGTGCGCCGGCGTCGGCAGCTCGTACAACTCCCCAGCGTGCAGACCACCCCAGGTCGGCAAGGTCAGCGAGGACATCGGCAAAGCCCAAAGTGAGGTGGCCTCGGACGTTTTCCAGCACCGCTGCTCGGGGTCGTATTGCGCCAAGGGCGTCCCTGACATATGGCCAGAGGTGTCGCTCATCGTCTTTGCCTTTCCTCATGCCTGCGTTGCTGAAGGGTTGGCAGGGGTAGCCGCCCGTGATGACATCGACAGGTTCAACCTCAGCCCAATCGACCTTGGTGACATCACCGATGTTGGGCACGCCTGGGTAGTGGGCCTCCATGACTTTGCAGGCGGCTGGCTCAATCTCTGAGTACCAGGCCAGGTCACCACCCACGGCCAGGTCTAGGCCGCCGTAACCGCTGAACAGGCTGCCTACCTTCATGCGACACCCCCAAAAAAACTTTGGGAATGTCCTTGACCTGTAGATACAGCGTGCCCTACTCTGTATATACATACACCAACACGGGAGGCACGATGAACACAATCGGCATCTGGGGCATCGAGGTCGGAATGATTGACCGCACCTTTGGCGAGATCGTCGCCGTTGAGCGCATCCGTCCGGACGCCACCCGCGTCACCTACGCCAGCGGCTACAAGCGCACCATTGCGCTTGGCGGTCGCATCTACCTGTAAGGAGAAGCCATGCAGTACGCAGTAGTCACCATCGGCAGCACCTACCACATCGGCAATACATCCACAGGTATGACGATGTGCGCCCAGCCGCAAAGCAAGTGGACGACCATGCTGAACTCGCGCAACAAGACCCTTGTCGGGTGCTACAGCATCGTCATGGGCCGCAATGCGGCTTGCCCCATGTGTGAGCACCAAGGCGCCAATTGGAGGACAGTCAATGCCTGACACCCCACGCGCCATCCGCATCCCTGACGACCTGTGGCAGGCAGCCTTGGACAAGGCGCACGGCAACGGTGAAACGCTGTCGGAGGTCGTGCGCCGTGCCCTAGAGCGGTACGTCAAACGCTGAGGCATCACTTCACCGCCTCAAGGAGCGCCTGCCTATGTGCAGGCGCTTCGGCGTCTGTGCCGTACATCTGGAACCACAGGTATGCCTGGCGCCTGACCTCGCCGCCTTCGTCGGCTTCATGCCACGCCTCATTGAGTTGGCTGAATATGCGCCCCAAGGTGCGCTGCCACTTGGCTTTGTTGCGGGCATCCATGCGCTGCAATTCCTCAGCGGTAGGGATCACGATTGGCATGGATCACTCCACGGCCCCAGCGGTGGGATCGTCAGGTCAGACATGCCCAGGGCGTTGTCGATGTCGCAGATCAGATGCACCCAGCCGAAGTCGGTCAGCGTGACCTGCTCGCCCACGGGGATGGTGAGGTTGCAGCGGTGGCACTCCAGCGGAACTGTGGTTGTGATAGTCACCAGCACCCCGTTCCTGGCACGGTGTGCCGCCAATGGCTGCGGCCCTCACCGCCGTCCCACACCAACCACCAGGCCATGTCCTGCCAAAAGGGCGCCCACTTGTTCATGGAGTGGCCCCGCAGCCGCTTACCGATGTGCTTGGCAATCGGCTTGGGTGTGCCGGTTTTCACCAACTCGCGCTGGATCATCCAGCCAGCACCCACCGCGAGGGCGGGGCTGAATTGGTAGGCACCTCGATATTTGCCGGTGCGCGAGACCGCCCTGTAGTCGTGCTTGGATTCCCGCTGCCGCACACACAACCGCTCGTCGTTGTGGCGGGCGACGTAGTGCCGGCCCTGGTACAGGCTCACGGGGCTGTCGTGGGTCTTGGGGCCGATCTGGATGGGGTCAGGCTTTGGCCCTGCCGCGAGCACCAGCGACAAGGCAGCCTCAGCCATCACCGCTGCACCTGCTCGAGGTCGGCGCGTAGCACCGCATGGCGGCGGGCGATGCGCTCCCATGCGGCTAGGCGGGCGGCGGCACTGACCTGGCGGCGGCGCTGGTGCTCAGTGATGACGTAGTAGGTGACACCCACCACGGCGCCCGTGTAAGCGGCCAGGGCGAGGGCGGCGATCATCGCTGCCCCACCGTGAACTTGAGCGCCGCGATCTCGGCTTCCTGCTCATAGGAGACCTGGGTCATCACCTCGGTCAATTCCTGAGCGCGGCGCAGCTCTTGCTGAAGCCGACGCGAGTGCATGTGCTGGCGCTGCCGATGCAGCCGCGAGCAGGTGGCCCACGCCACCGACCACACGACAGCCGACCACGCGCCCATAACTAGGATTTCCATGGTTGCCCTCCTTGGGTCGGCCTGGGGGGCAGGGATACGCAGGCCGCCACCCCCCAGGCACGAAAAGACCCGCCCAACGCCACGGGGGGCGAAACGTTGGACGGGAGATTGGTGTGCTCATAGCGAACGGATGGCCGCAATGCAGTAACGGCCCTTGGTGCTCGCGGTGCGGTGTGCTTACAATGCGCCACGCACGCCCCCTAGCGTGTCTTGGCGCTGGGTTTGAGGGCGTTGCCGTTTTTATCGAAACGGCCACTACCTCAACCTAGCGCCTTGCGGATCTGTCGGTTTGTCCGTTTAGCGGGCATTGACCGGTCAGACTTGGAAAGGTGAGGCTATGTCTACTACGGGGAATAGAAAGTGCAACACTCGGCGCGCCGGTTGCGACACAATTGCGACATACGCCGCCTGGCTGACCGCCCAGGCATTTGACCCTGAGCATTGACGACGAGCGGCCCTTTGCCGTGGTCGCGGGCCTGTAATAAAGGAAGCCCCCCAGCCCGCCGGGGAGAACGGCGGCGGGCCGGGGGGTTACTCAGGGGGTACGTCTAGGGCGATTCCTCAAACCACTCGCTGGTGTCCTCAGCAAGGTTGCGTTCAGGGTCAAGCTCGAGGTGGGCGGTGAAGCCAGTGGCGGTGGGCTTGCCTTCCGGCTCACCCACGTTCAAGGCCAAGGCGATAGAGGCGCAGCGTGTCAGCATCGCGGTCATCTGCCGATAGGTCAGATCCACACCCTGGGTGGTCATTTCAACCTCGCCCACGGTGATCTTGACCCTCATGGCCGCGCCGCATCCTCAGCCAGCGCGGTGTAGGCAATCGCATCCAGGTAGTGGTCGCGGGCGTAGCCGTGGCGGGCACGCGCCAACTTCAGCATCACCATCATCGCGCCAACATCGGCCACCCCAAGATCCTTGCCGAGGTAGCCACCCCACATGGCGGCGATGCGGGCGAGGGTGTCCATGGGGTCACCGTGGGTGGTCATCCGTTCACCCATCATCGTGGCCACAGCATCCGATGGCAGCGCAGGGTCGATCACCAAACCTCCTACAGGGGTCGCGTCTGGCCGCTGGCCAAGACTTTGCAATAGGCACCGCACGCGCAGATCATGCGTGGGTAACTCATGGTGCGGGTGTACGCCTTCCCCATCGGGGTCAGGTCACTGCCACCACAGGTCGGGCAGCACGTCAAGTCATCAGCCCACAAGCCCATATGTGGCAGGCCAAGGTACGGCCACAGGTACTCCGCGAGCAGCTGCGTCACGCGCACGTCCTGGATGTTGTAGCGCTTGAACTTCGCCCAAGCCGCCTCGTCACCCTCGAGCACCTTGCGCCACAAGCCCTGGCCGCCGACGTCCATCTTGGTTTCCAAGCCCAGCACGTCAGTGACGTAGCCCAGGCGGTTGCTGGCGAACTTGAACAGCCGCCGGTTTTCCTTCAGTAGGTCTACGTCCTGCCATGGCGATGGCGGGCCAAGGCCGCTGGTGACGAACTCGCGCATGACGTGCTTGTTGTCAAAGCCGCGATGGTTGTAGCCAATCACGATGTCGGCTTCATCCAGTGCGTGCCACATCGCCTCCACCATCTCGGCGCGGTCGTTGTGGTGCTCGCTGTAGAACATGACGCCCTTGGCGTCCATCCACTTGCCCGCCCAGCACAGCAGCCGCGATGGCTCCACGATCATGTCGGGGCGAATGTCGGCCCCGTACAGCGTGTAGGTGTAGGTCAGGTGCGGGCTGGTCTCAATGTCGTACACCAAGACCTTGGGTTGCTTAGGCGTCAGGCGCTCGGCCAGGCTCACAGCGGCACGCTCCCTTGCGGTGAGACTCCACCGATTTCTGGTGAATATCGTGGCCTTCCTCGCGCAGGATGGTTGCTATCTGGTTGGCGCTCAATCGAGCGGCGTCGCCCTTGGGCACCGCCATGGCATCGCGCAGCGCCTGGGCGTCCTTGTCGGGCAGTGAATCTAGCAGCAAACCGACGCCGCAGGGCTTGCCGGTTTGGGAAGGCTTGGTACTGGCAAGCTTGTCAGCAAGACTCATAGCTTGCCTTTAGGATGCTCCTGCACGAATTGCTCAATCAGTTGCTTGGCACGCTGCGGTTGATTGCGGTTGCGGCGAGCGATGCCAATTGCTTCGTGCCACCAAGCCAAATCCTGCTTGACATCCACCTTGCGGCTCGTCCAGTCACGGTGCCGAATAACCCGCGAGACCGGCAGTGAGCGCCAACCGCGGCGCATAGCGTTGAGTAGTGCTGCCGACAGCATGGCGGTGCTGACAACCTGCTCAACGGTCATGCCCTCACGGGTGCCGTCAATGCGGCGAGTGCGGCCCAGGCTTTCAATCTCAATGCCGTACAGCCGCGAGTTGCCACCATCCTTAGGGATGATCACATCGCGGCCACGCTTGGGGAAACGCCACGGGCCACCCTTGCCGGCGTGGTAAGCGCCCACACCGCTGACCACCTGCACCGTGCCGTCGCGCTGCACCAGGAAATGGCAGGCACGAACCGGCGCGTAGGGGTTGGTGTTCACGATGTAGTTGAGGCTGTTCACGCCAGCGGTGTGGTGCAGCAAGACGCCGTGGAAGTCGCTGCGCCCGTTGTAAGGGTCAATGCGCGAGGATGCCCAACCGGCAACGAACTGGTGCGGCACTTTGTACTGGCGCAGTTTGTAGGCCAGGCGCTTGGGCTTGACTCTCACTTGTCTACCCTCACCATGCTGGGGGTTTCGGCATCGTTCAGGCCGCTGCCGATAATTGACATCAGCACGCTGGCGAGAGCCGCCAAGCCAGTTACCGAGCCGAGCTGCACCCAATCAACATCGAGCACGCCGGTCTCGCCGACGACCCAAAACGACAGCGCCACCTGAGCGGCTGTTCGTAGGGCACGCTCAGCGGTTTGCTTCCAGAATCCAAGTGACCACATATGCACCTCGCACAGGTTGTTGTTGCATGAAAAAACCCCCCGAGGTCGGGGGGTTGATTAGGGGGTTGGGCTAGCGCTGATCCATGTGCCAGTCGATGTGGTCATCAACCTTGCTGCGAATCTCGCGCACGTCTGTTTCGATCCGGTTGAGGCTGTCCCGCGTGCTGGTGCCGCCGTTGGGCTTGAACTCGCGCTGCATCGCCAACTGGCTGCGAATAAGCCACACCAGGCCGCCAAGAATGGTGGTGACAATGGCGAGCGCGCCGACGACTAGGCCGACAATCTCCGTTGGATTCACGGGTACTCCAATAAACGAATGATTGATTTGTCTACGAACGTGTCAGTCAGTTTTCGGGATCGGTTGGCGGGTTCGGGTCTTGCCACTCGCCGTTGATCCATTCCCAACCGGGAGGCACGAACTCGTCGCGCTGGCTGTCAAAGTAATAACCGACTCCGGCGTAACGCTTCCGGCGCAACCCGAGATACGACGTATCCACCCACGTTCCGGCTAGGCCGATGCCGTTGCAATACGCCGTGATCTCCGCGTCATCGTCGTTGCAGTACGGGATCACGATTATTTCCCGCACGATGTTGTCATCGTCGATGCGTGCCGCGTGTGCGTTGTGGTATGTCATGGGTTACACCTTCACTCTCACGATTACGACGCCGGAACCGCCGTTGGCGCCGTTGGCGCCGGTACTGCCAGCGCCGCCACCACCGCCGCCGGTGTTCGCTGTTCCAGCGGTTTGTCCTACGTTGGCCTTGCCGCCGTCGCCACCGCCACCAGCGCCACCCGACGAGTTTCCGCCTGTGCCGTTGAAGTGGCCGCCACCGCCGCCGCCCGAATAAAAGGTTGAGACACCAGTAATAACGGATGTCAACCCATCACCGCCGTCGCCGCCAATATCACCGGCAACGCCATCGCTGCCCGCAGCGCCAGCGCCACCGCCGCCACCCGCGACAAAGCCAGAAGAAAACCCGTCACCGCCGTCGTTTCCTAATCCAGTTGTGCCAGCGCCGCCGGTCGCATTGAATCCAGCACCACCGCCAGACGCGCCGCTAGAGCCATTGCCGCTGGAATCTCCACCAGCGCCACCGCCGGTAACAGAAACACGGAAACCAGCGGACGCAGTGTGCACTAGAGACAGAGATCCAGCGCTACCAGTAGCACCGCCAGCGCCACCGCCGCCAACCGTTGCGGTAAACGTTCCTACGGTCAATTCGACAGGTTGCAGAAAGAATCCACCAGCGCCGCCGCCGCCGTAACCGCTGCCACCAGCACCGCCACCTACAGTCAAAATGTCAGCCCTGCCCGCTGTGCCGACTGTCAAAGTCCCAGAAGCCGCGAAAGTGTAGTAATCCCACGAGATGCCGTCGCCGTCCGTGTAATTACCTGTGGCGGAAGGTGAGGTGATGACAGCCGCCGCTTCTAAGTCAGCACCACCAGAAAAAGGGACAAGCGTCCAAGCGTCTGATGCGGTTCGGATTGCGGCGGCGGCTTCATACTGTCCAAGCGTCGTTGCCGTGTTCGTGACCGTGACACCTGACCCGCCGTCAACCGTGACCGCGCCAGCGCCGTAATTGACGACTCGCAGCACCGTGTTATCTAGCCAAGTTACCGATGACTGCGGCGGGATCGTCAGCGTTACCGCTGCCGCGTTTGATGCCGTCGTAAGTTTCTCCGCATCCGCAAGAACGAAAGTGTAGGTCGTGCCGGTCTGCGCGTTCACGGGTAACGCATAGTCCACTTTTGACGCGAATGTATCGTCAAGATCCTGCGCGGTCAGGACTTCGCCAGCGGTGAAGTCTGTTCGTACTGCCATGGTTTTCCTTTCTAGAAGCCGAGCGTGTCGGTATCGAGGACTCCGAAGTCAGAGCTGTCCAACACGAACGACGGTTGGGCTTGGGACATTGACAGCGAAACTGTGTGCGACCCAGGTGTGATGTTGTGCTCAATGCGGTCTACGTTGGCGAACTGCGAGACCGCCGAACCAGCGGCCGGTGAGAACGTCACCTGCAACGGGTCGGCAATATCCAGCCGGGCCACCGTTGCCTTCTGGGTATCGCTCAGCCCATCCATCAGTACCGAGACCTTCTCGATGCGGAAGGTTGGATCTTTGAATCGGCTCAGCAGGTATTCACCCAAGTTGGATAACTCGGCGTCGTCGTCGTACAGCAGGCCCGTCTTGGATAACTCCTGGATGCCGTAAGCCGTCTGGCTGGTGCTGTCCTCCGACAAC